GTTCAAAACGTACCCCCTTTGACACCATTTAAGGCCGTGAAATCGGTGAATTTACCCGCTGCTGGAACTGTAAGCCCAATGGTGGAATTGTTGATCGTTACATTGCTAATTGACCCGCCCGTAATAATAGTGTTTTGCACATTTAAAGTTATCACTTTGGGATTCATCAACCATTGCAACCAAGGAATGCTAGGCCGTCCCGTGGTTGGGTCAAGAAATGACGAATACGGGATGTTGATGTTACTGTTGGGAATTGCGGTTGCCATTAGTTATCCCCAGCAGACATTTTGAGTTCAGCAGACACAATGACCGCTTTCACAGGGTCACTTATCGCTACTTCAAAAATTCTATCCCGCGCCCATCCCAACCGCCGCCACAAAGCACGATTGACATACCCGCCCATTTTTCCGATGCTTACCCAATGCTCGTTTGACCAAGTAGACCCGCCATCGTTTGACCATCTCAGCATGGCCTGTGGGTTTTGGCCTTGGCCCGTATTAAGCCCAACCCCTGGCTGAAACTGAATCTGGAAAGAATCAAAATACTGGCGTTGTAGGTCTTGGGTCAGATGCACGGCTCGGCGCAATCTGCGGATTGGATTCCCATTGTCTGTATATACAGCGTTGTCCAGACTGTAAATCTTGCCGTTTTCGTAGTCGCCAACAATGTTTTTATTGCCAAAAAATGCCGCACAGTTTGACCGATGGCGCTTGTAAACCGATAGATTTGAGTCCCAAGATAACCACTTGTGCCAGCTTTTTGTGGACAGGTCATAAACCCAAGTAAGGCCATATTCCCCAACGCTGGGAAAGGTGACCACATACATTTCATGGCCTTCAATCTGGTATGAATATGCAATGGCATCATTGGTAACTGAATCCACCAAAGACTGTTCAACAGCGTGGGTGCTGATTCTTACCCAGGTGTAGCCCTGCATCATTTCAATGGTTGCCGAACCTCGGGTGTCTTTTGCCACACAAACAAATGTCTCACCCAATCGGGCCAACGAAAATTTAGCATCAATACCTGATTGGCTTGAAGTCCCTGGAACTCGCTGAAATGGAAAACTTGTAATCCCTGCGATTACATTGCCCACATCTGTCCAAACCTCAGTAGTGATTTCACCAATCAAATACACTTGTCGCTGATTCACAATCAGCGTCATCAACAGGTCAGATGCCCCATCAGCCGTGCCATACAGGGCTTGGCTTGATATGCTGCGCCCCAAATCGGTACACGCCCAGTTCTGCGTTCCTGGCTCGTTATAAATGTTGTAGTTGTCAACGTTGTCAACCACAGATGCGCCCTGCCAAGGGCCATCAGTTGATGGCAAAGTGGTGAATGTGTTACTAGAAACAACCCAGGTATATCGGTTAGGCCCATCCACAATATAAGCGGTCAAGCCATTTACCGTGTCAATATTGTCTGATATGGACACTTGCCCCGTGCTAGTGGTCAGCGTTCCAATCTGGGTGGCAACAAATGCCGTGCTAACTTGATAAACCAGATTCCCCGCCACCGCAATCAGGATGGTTTCGCCTGACATGGTGTGCAAGCCCCGAACCTCTGCCGCTAGAAGTTGTGCTTCTTGCACCAATCCAGGCGTGGGGTATAGCGCCACGATGCCCCTGTCCCCAGGCTGTTTAGAAGAATCAATCTCAGCATAAAAATTGATACATTCTTGGTCACCCTGGTAGATAGATGGCGCAACGTAGGATGTGCCAACAAAGCCAAAATCAGGCATTATCGGAAGCCCCCATCCATAATGAAGCCAGCATCTCTAGCCCTACCAACCATCAGACTGTCAGGGTATCGGGAAATCTGGGGTGGGCGCATATTGGTGCGCTTGACCGTGGCTTTGGCTTGACCAGAATAAGCGTTAATCATGGCAATCTGTACTTGATTAACCTTGCCAAACATTGGCAGCAAACGTTCAGCCAAGCACCACCGCAACGCCATGTTGTAGCCTTGTGGCAGTTGAATAGTGTCGTTCAGCGTGGCAAATTGCCTAAAGATTGTCTGAGTGAACAAGTGCAATTCACCCTGGGACGGATTGGGATACACATAAATTGTCCCCAACAACTCAGAGGGCTGGTAGTAAATTGCTTTTGCCCAAGGGCCATTCAATTGCTTGATGCCAATTGATTCGTATTCTTCAAGACTCAGAATTGACAGGGGATAGTCAAGATAACCACCCGCAATGTTTGACCCGCCCTGCATGGTGGCAACCCGCACAAAGCCAGATTCAATCGTTAGGGGGCGCTCGTAATAGGCAAAAATTGGGAAAGGAATAATTGTTCCCGTCATGGCAACGCTGCCAACGGTTTGGGAAACTGAAACGGTATAAGTTCCAACCCCGCCAAGGCCACTCACAAACGCTGTGATCGTAGTGCCAACGGTGACACCGCTTCCAGCAATCACAGAACCAACGCCCAAATAACCAGCAGAAATGGCGCTCACAGTTAACGTTGTGCCGCTTATAGACCCTGTGAAAGCTGGCGTAGGCGTGGTATTACTGCTAGATAAGGTATATGTCCCGCCCTCGTTTACGTTGCCCCCAGCACCCGTTGTAAAGCCCACAATCCTTGTTCCCGCTGTGATGCCCGTGCCTGATAGAGTCTGACCAATATTGATGCCGCCAGCGGTCACTGCATTTGCAGGAACAGTCAAGGTTGTGCCAACAATTGACCCTGTAAATGTTGCCCCCATTTGCCCGCTTGGGCCTATGGTGTACTGAACCTGATTTTGCGTGGTTTGGAAAATGATTTCTGACCGATAGAAAACCATCATGTTTTCATTCGACCATTGGGCGATCAAGTCGTTGAGCATATCCAGACCATCTTGCGCCTCGTCTGCCGTTGGCACTTCACCAGCGGCGACAGCGCCAATGTCCTTCATGGCTCGGGTGATGATGTCAATCGGCTGAGTCATGGCTTATCCTTGTGGCAATTGTGCCGCTTTTGCCGCCTCTTGTGCGGCCTGATATGCTGCCACCACATCAGCGGTATGCACGGCAATGCAAATGGCTTGAACCTTGGCATCCTCTGCGCTGTAATCGTCCCCTGGGGCGACTATATGGCGGTGGAATGTGCCGCTGATCTGTTCGCCATCTTCAATGATGCGGGTGCTAGTGCGAACTTGAACACAACCATTTTCAACGACCTCAATTAAGTCAACAACAATTTGTTTTTCAAGCATGATTAGCAATCGGTTGCGCCAGCAAATTCTGGCAGGGTTTTCAAATGATCGTAGGCTTGCCGAATGAAGTTACCACCCTCCATTGAAGGCGTAAAGTTTGTGCGGAACAAAAACAAAAATTGCCCACCTTTGGCTTTGTAAATGTTTACCGTTGCGGACACATTTTCTTTTGTGCCGCCAACATCTTCAACTTTTACATACGTTTCATCAAACGCAATTTGTTCACCAAAATTGTCATTCAATGTCATTGTCTTTTTAAGTGCCATTTTTTCTCTCCAAAATTAAGTGCGGCTTACTTCAAACCATTGGCCTGTATAAACCAATTGCAAAATTTTTCCGTATGTCCCCGTCCAATTGCTGCCGTTAAGGTTGATGTTTGTTCCACCAGAACCGCCATTGTTTTTAACGACAGTAGGTGTTGTTCCTCCACCGCCAGCAATATAAATTACTTGCCCAGAAATCGGGCTAGTTATATCGGTGATTTGGGTTCCCAAAGTTGATGTGGCAAGCTGAAACACATTGCTGTTTGCCGCGCTAAAAGTGGTTACATTGTTTGCTATTGCAACAATTGCACAACCGCTTGCCCCCGCGCCCGAAACAAAAAATCTAGGGTTGTGGTTTGCATCTGTTGCAACAAAAGAATATGTGCCGCAATTTGATGCTTCAAATCCTTTTGTAATTGTTCCAACAGATTGGAATGCTGATGCGCCAATTGTTGCCCTGCTAACACTTGCAACCAATAAAGCATCGCCTGAAACAAAAGTACCTGTGGAAAGAGTTATCCACACTTGACCGACAGCAGTACCAGCGGCCCATGAACCAGATGTGACCGTGATTGCAGTCACTACACCTGTTGCGCCGCTTGTCCCGCCTGTAACTGTATTGCCAACAGCAATTGGAGTTGTTCCAACGCCTGTATATGACGCATACAAACGATCTGAACCTTCAACAGCATATCCATAGGTAATACTACCCATGTGCGGCACTTCATTTTCAGCACGATCACTTTTGTTTGTAACAAGATGACCATACGTCAACCCAGCCGCACCAAATGCAACTGACCCATATGTCAAGGCAACTGTTCCCGCATTCCAAATGGACAAGGCTTTGCCAGATACCTGTGGCGTTATTTCAGACCCGACTTCAAGTTGCATTCCATAAACATGATAGGGGGCATTTACGCCTGTGGAATGTGAGGCTACAACAAGACCCCAAGGCGTTGCACCAGCCGTTGCATAAGTACCAAAATATCCTGCCGTTGGTTCATTACTTTGCGCTGCATTGCACTCAACATAACTTTGAAAATTATGATAAGCAAAATTGTATGACGTTCCCGTAATGTTTAGTTTGGTTTGAACTTGCAATCCAGCGGCAGACGTAGGGGTTGCCCCAGTATCTGCAATTACGTTGTTGCAATATAAAAAACCATTTTGAAGTTTTGTGTTTCCTGATGTGTATGTATATTTACGATACAGCCCTAAAGCAACTTCGCCATTGCCATCACCGCCCATAAATGAAGATGGAAAATCGGTGTTAATTGTTCTAGCAATACCACCGCTAATATCTCCTGGTTGAGTTAATCTGCCAGATGTGTTTACTGTGGCGCTTCCAGAATCAGTATATTTAACATATTGTTCGGCTCGCAAATCCAATAGTTTATTGGGGTTTTGTGTTGTATATGCCAAACCAGTTTTTACGGCTGCGGTGTCATTTGTCGTGCCGTCACCAGTTACGTTATATGCTGCACCAGCAACAACGTACATATCAGTCAACATTGAATAAGTGACTTTTGTCAGTGCCATGATTATTCCGTTATGTTAAAGTGTAAGTTATAGAACCATTAACAATATAGTTAGTTGTTCCAAAATAGGTATTAGTTAAACTTTGCACCGCTAAAATTGTTGTACTATAAAAATTAATATACCCTGGTAAACCAGTTATATTAATTTCTTTAGCGCCGCCAATTTCAGTAGTGCCCCCAGCGGTAAATGGCAAATTGCTAACAGTTACAAATCCACTCCCGCCAACGCCATTTGTCACGTTGTATGTAAAAGTTAATTCAACTATACGACCAATTCTTGTATACGTTCCGCTAGAGGTGTATGAAGTGAAATTACCTCCAGATGTACTAACCGTTGGAGTCCATGTACCTTCTTCATAATTGGATAGGACAGTTCCAGAACCAAATTTAACGCTTGTTGCAAGTGCCGCGCCTAGTGTTGGAGTTACAAGTGTTGGACTTGTAGAAAACACCAAATTTGTTGTGGTCGTACCTGTTGCACCAGATGCCGAATAACCAGTAATGTTGTTGAATGCCGTGATGCTGGCGCTTGATGCGTTTGTGCCGCCATTGGCAACAGGCAAAATACCTGATACATGGGTTGTTAGCCCGATCTTGCCCCAGCTTGGCGCAACCCCAATACCGCCCGAAATAAGAGCGTTGCCCGTGGCTACATCAGCAAGTCTTGCAAGGGTTGTGGTTGTGTCGGCATACAACAAGTCACCCACCGCATATGATGTTTGCCCCGTACCGCCAGCAATCGCAGGGACTACCTTCCACCCAATTACCTGGATAGCATTTGCATTGTCTTTATAAAACAATTTGCCATCGGTAATGTTGATCGCCAATTCTCCATAAGCAAGATTTCCTGCCGTTGGCGCATTGGTGGTCGTACTGCTGTAATACAGTTGAATTGGGGTGTAGCCTGTTTGTGCCATGCTTTGCCTTAGTTGAACATGACTTCAATAGATGTGGCAAGGGGCGGCGCTTGTGAAAATGTCAGCGTTGTGCCAGATATGGTGTAAGTATTTTTCTGCTGATATACACCGCTGACATATACAAAAGTAAAATTTTCGCCCAAAGATGCAGAACTCAATGTGAATACAGTTTGTGACCCTGTGCCAGTAAAATTTTGTACTTGGAATTCTGCTGCGCCAATGCCAGAAATATTGTCGTAAGTTGCGATTAGTGTGCTTGCTGCCGTAAAAATTGAAAACTTGTAAGAACTAGCAGTTAGCCAAATTTCTCCAGTTGATACACGCCCAGAGGAATTTAAAACAATAGGATTTGAATGGGCGATATTGCCAGCACTTGTTGTGTAAGTCGCTTGTGGCGTTGTTGTACCCGCTGCATAGGTGTATATCAATCCACCCGATAACACCGTGCCATCGTTGTTAAAAAACTGCCACCCAGCGCCGCCAATTGGTGATAAAAATACTGCCATATTGATTCCTAAATGCTCGGTGTAAAGACCTGGGGCAACCAGGGGGCGACAACCACCCGTTGGGTTGCCGCAGCTTGTTCATCTAATCGGGCCTCAACCTGTGTGCCAATGTCAGCGGTCACCCAGCCGATAACAATATCCTCGGTCACATCAGCAAATGGCACGGTCAGCTTTGGCTCGGCAAACTTCCACCATCCTTCGGTTTCCACCCCATTTTTAGCGCAGAAATACCGTGCGCCTGTGATCAGGTCGCCATCGGCTTGGATTTCCAAGATTTTCCACATCAGAATGTGCCCCCTGTGACCCCGCCCGTAGCGGTTAAAACGCCCGTGGATGGATTAAATTTGAGTTTAGTGGATGATACCTTGATTGGCAAATTTCCTGTGGTTGTAGTCACCCAGGATAAATACATTTCTGCCGCTGTGGTGGTGTCATCAGTAATCGCCACATTCGTTGTGTTTGTTGCGTTTGTCGCTGTGGTTGCCGACCCTGCCGACCCGTCAATGTTCACGCCTGTCAGGGATTGGGCACTACTTGACCGATTCAGCGCAATTGAGGTCGTGCCAATATACAGGCTTGAGTTACCCAAAACACCGCTTGGAATTGTGCCCGATAACTGACCCGCTGGAAGACTTGTCAGGCTTGCCCCTGACCCGCTGAACCCTGTGGCGGTCAGCAATCCCGTGCTTGGGTTGAAGTTATATTTTGTGGAACTAACGTAGTTTGTGGTCAGGTTGCCCGTGGTTTGGTTGGCAAACAAGGGATAACGCACCGCATTTGTAGTGGTGTCATCTGTTACCGTGGCGTAAGCCGTGGGGGTCACCCAGCTTGGGGCGCTTGTGCCATTGGATTGCAAAACCTTATTGGCATCCCCCGCAGCAGAGGCCAGGAACGCCGTTGTTCCCGTTGCTGATTGGTAAGGTATAGATGCCGCCGCGCCACCCGCCAAATTAGTTGCTGTGCCCGTGATGTTTATCGCGGCTGTGCCCGTCAAGTTGGTGACCGTGCCGCTTGATGGTGTGCCTAAAGCCCCACCATTGACCACAAAAGCCCCAGCAGTGCCTGTGTTCACGCCAAGGGCTGTAACCACACCCGTGCCTGTTGTAACCGTGCCAGGCGCTACACCAGCCCCGCCACCAACCATCAAAGCATTTGCAGCCAACAGTGCAGATGATGCCCAGGCCGTGCCGCTTGTGAAATAAGGTATGCCGCCACTTGTACCCGCCACAGTTAGCGCCAAAGTGCCATTTGTGGTGATGGGTGAACCAGCAACCGAAATGATACCGCCTGTAAATGTCTGGGCAATCGATGTGACCGTGCCAACAGTTGGCGTTGCCCAAGATGGGATACCCGATGCCAATGTCAAAACTTGCCCATTTGTGCCAGCACTCAAAAAGGCTGTTGCGCCAGAACCGCTTTGATAGACAACCGCGCCAACCGTGCCCCCTGCAATATTGGTGGCAGATGTTGCCGTGGCAGCGTTGCCAGATACCGAACCCGTGATGGTGTTGGTCACCGTCAAGTTGGTCAGTGTTCCCAAACCCGTTATGCCCGAATAACTGCCCGACAATCTGGCGCTGTCAATCGTGCCGCTGGTGATCTGAGTGCCCGCAATTGCGATGCTGGTGCTTCCCGCCAAAGTCAATTGACCTTGAGCATTGACCGTAAAAGTCCCGACAGATGATGCCGAACCATACGCAGTTGCAGTCACCCCTGTGTTGGTAATGCTGAATGTGCTACCTGTCAGGGTTAATCCAGTACCCGCAAAGTAAGACCCAGCCCCAGAAAACTGCGACCAATTAATCGCGGTCACATCAATCGTGCCGCCTTGATTTGAAGTACAAACCCAGCCCGTATCTGCTAGGGTTGTGCCTGATTCAATAAACGTAAACGCTGATGGCACTTCTGCCCATGTATTCATGTCGGCAGATCGTGCCCAAGTGCCAGATGCCGCCACATAAATACCGTTAAACTGGCTCAAAGTCTGATTTTTGACCAGAATCCTATCTCCAGCGGTCAGCGTAGAAGTCCAATCACCATTGGCCTGGACTGCCAAGCCCGACAACGTGATGTTTGCCGTGGTTGAGTAAACGCATGATGCTTTTACATCCAAACCCTGCGCCACCGAATCCACATAGCCTTTGTTGGCAATGTCTGTGTCGCCAGTTGGGGTTGTGGTGATCGTGCCCGTTACCGTGCTGATGTTGGTAAACGTGGCGTTTGCAGGGCCATAGAAAGGCGTTCCAGCAGGGCCAACAAAATACTGAAGGGCATAGGTTGGCTCGGGCGCAAAAACGCCCTGCACTGGAACAAAATTAGTGGTCTGGGTGACCGCTGTGGTCATAATTTACTCGTAGTAAATCGTGATACTTGCAGTCCCAGAGATTACGACATACAGCCCGTTTTCAGTGGTGATGCCATCGTAAAAAGAATAGTTTGTTGCCGCTGTCATCACAAACGTATCAATGATTTTCATGCCCGTGCCAGTGGTTTGGGTATCGTAAACAGTGACGGTGGGTGAACTTGTTGCGCTGCTACAAAAAATGCCTTTAAGTTTTGCGGCTTGATTTTTGATGTTTGCAGTTGCAGAAATCTGTGCGTAATTGCTTGACATAACTAACCTTTCAGTTCATGAAATTATATGCTTTGAAAGAGAAAAAGCCACCCCTTTTGAGGGCGGCCCTTTCACTTAGTTCATGCCGTTTTAAGGCAGGAAGGTCAGGTCGTAACCGTAAATAAACACATCGGCGGTAGCCGCTGCGCCTTGAACGGTGGTGTTGCGAATGTAAAGAGGTGTACCCGTAACAGCATCGGTTGATGTTGCTGCGGTCACAACCACTTTAGCAGCGGTGGTGTTGCCCGACAAAGCATAAGTCGATTTGACTGCCGTTCCCGTTGCGCCTGGGCCTGTATAGACTGCCAAATAAGCAGTATCCAAGCTGATAGAGGCATTGGTAACGATGATGCTTTGAACGCTGACACGGCCTGACACCAGAATTGGTGCAATGGTGTCGGCAACTAGGTTAAGGTTAACGCCCTGTGCAGAGGCAATCAAGCGCAAAGCCTGATTGGTTGCCAAATTACTGGGGTGGTTGGTGACAGTGGTAGCTGCGCCTGGATTTGCCATGATTTATCTCCAAAAGTTAATGGTTAAGCTGCAACGCGGCAAGCCAACTCAGGGTACAAAGGGGCCCAACCGTAAAGCACATCAACGCGAGTCGGAATTGAATCGTTGTTAATTGTGTACTGGCGAATTACACGGAGGGAAAGACCTAGTTCTTTATCACTAGCACGACCAGCAAACACAACGCCATCAGGCAATTCCAAGTCAGCCGTAGCCAAGGTGAATGCGTTTTTGTGCATCACGATGTTTTGGGGAGACACAGTACCTGTTTTGTTGAACGGGGTCACAACAGCGGTTGAACTGGTGCTGGTAACGCTGACGTTTTGGAACTGACCGCCAGTGATGACAGCGGGGCTGACAGTCACAGAGGTAGTGCCAGAGGTGGCAACAGTGGCGGCAGCGGTCACAACAAAGTTACGCAGCTTGCCCGAACCGTATGCGCTACGGTTTTGGGGGTTGACAGCGTAAATGTTTGCGATCTGGATGACGTCACCAACTTGCAGACCAGCGGTAGCGGTGGTGGCAGTCAGTGCAATGGTGGAGGTTTGTGCCCAACCAGTTGACAAAAAGCCAGTGCCCGTTGCGGTATCGCAAGCCAGAGTCGCGGTGGAATAAGACCCAAACGTTTGGTTCACAACGTTCTGATCCATTTTCCAGTTCATGCCAGCAGAGTCACGACCCATCATGCCCTTTTGGTATTGCTTGCCGATCACATCGGGAGGAACAAACAAACCCTTCAAGCTGTCCACAATGGTTGCGCCCGTGAAAGGCTCAACGATACATGAACGGCGACCATCGCGGGGCGCACCTTCAGCGTCCAAATACGCACCAGCAGTCAAGTAGGTGAGCAAGGAGGTTGGGGGAGTGCCAGCCGTACCAACAATGTTGGCGGTGCTGTTTTTTGCCATCGTCAAACCATCAAAGTCCACCTTGTTGGCAATAGCAGCCACCGCTGGTTTCAGCACTCGATCTGAAAATGCGTCCAGCGAAAGTGCCAAATCAACTGTCGTAAACTGGGTGTCGACGTGAAACTGAGTACTTAAGGTTACAGGCACTGAAGTCTCGTTAAAGTCCTCAACGTTCAAGGCAGGCCCTGTCGTACCTACGAACCTTCCAGGTCTGCGGATATTTAGAGTATTGCCAATTTTCGCACCACTGACGGCGAAAGCGTCATCATAGTTGCGGTCAACCTCGCTGGAGAAGGTCAATTCGTTTTCCAAGACCATCAATGCTTCATTGGTGATCATTGAAATAGTCAAAAGATTATTACTCATTTTGCATTACTTTCAAAAGAATGATTGATTGTCAGCGGATTCGCCCAGCAAGTCGTGC